TATAAAAGCAATGACAACACTATGGTCAGAATATATAGAAACATACCAACTTAGTGGAAGAGATATTCATTTAGTAAAACATGGAAATCCATCAGGTAACCCTATGACAACAGTTATAAATTGTATGGTAAATTATATGTATCATTGGTGGTGTTATAGAAAGATTACAAATAAGAACAGTCTTAATGATTTTTCAGCAGATGTAGGATTCACATGTTTCGGTGACGATGTAGTATTTTCAACAAATTCAAAAATTACAGGATATAGTTTCTTAGAAGTATCAAAATGGATGAAAGTATTAGATCAAGACTATACAACAGCACAAAAAGATAGTAATGATGTAGGTGCAAGAAAAATTTCAGAGATAACATTCCTTAAAAGAAGATTTGTCAATAGTAATGGAATATTTTTGGCTCCTCTAGCAACCGATTCCATTGAACAACAATATAATTATACGCATATAGATTCGTCAAACTACATAGCGATTAAGACTCAAATAGAAGAAACTCTTTTGGAAGCAGCAATGCATGGAAGAGAATATTATAATTGGTTTAAAAAGAGTATAGAAGGTGCTTTGCGCGTCAATAAAACATTAGGCCATAAAATAGGCGTAAATTTCAATTGCTATTCAGATTCATATAATTTCTTATTAGATAGAATTACAAAGGGTTAAAACACTAACCTTCAAAATTTAATTAAAATGTATACCGACGCAGAGCGTAAATATACTTTTGGACCCTCAGGGTCACCTCGTTTTCATGTAGTTGATGATGATAGTAGAGTAGATCTCAATGTTAGAGCGCAACAACATATGGAGTTAGAACTAGCTAGACGACAACACATGACACATCCAGATACAGAACCAACACATACAGTCAAGTTAGGTTACACTCACATTAATGTATGGGGTAGACTCAGACACGTAGCAGCAGTAGCTTCAAGATTTTCATTCAGGACAGAACATAAATTTCATTACGTATTTGGGAAATGTATTTTAGGTTTCTTAGAAGTAGATGTATATGCATTTAGTCAAAACAACAATTTAGTTTACAGAGTAAAATGTAGGATGTTACCAGCACTCAAAGGATATTACATAGTTTTTGAAAATTTGCCAACAAATTTAAGGGGAGAACAACATACACAAAAACCACATGAGAGAGTTTATGAAAGAAAAGCACTTAATTATGACTCAGCAGGCAATCAATATTTCAAAGGATATACAGTAGCAGATGGATTAACAAATGTTCTAATAGCAATAGAAATAGTCTCTCATCTTAAAATTCATAATTTACAATCAACCGTACCAGAGTATGATCAATTAGCAACAGTAGTTAGAAAAGGAGTAGTAGATAAAGAATGTTTCCATCATGATGTACATGGTCTACCTCATATTTATATTAATAAGCCATGCACGTGTTTAGAGGTATGTTTCGGAAAAGAAGATCAAGAAATATTTGAAGAACAAATGGATAATCCAGAGAATGAACGACCGATTATGAGTACAATAGACAAGATAATTAAAATAGCAGTAGTATCACATTTTGTATATAGTGTATATAAATCAATTCACTCAAAGTCAAATCAGATTAAGAAAGAAAAACCAATAGAAATTTTTGAAGAACAAATGGATTACGGAGAGGAAGAAGAGGATGATTTATCAGCAAATTATCCAGTATTTCAAAGTACCAATTATGATTCAGAAGAAGAAGAAGAGGAAC